ATGATTGTGGGTTTGATCGCCATCTGTATTGCCAGTATTGTTAACATCTTTATTGGCAGCACCGTGATGCAGATGGTGATCTCCGCCCTGGCCATTATTATCTTTTTAGGACTTACTGCCTATGACACACAGAAGATTCGTGAAGAACTCAGCGTAGAAACTAGTGACAGCGCAGAAATTCGTGGGGCACTGACCTTGTACATGGACTTTATCAACTTGTTCCTAAATCTGTTGCAGTTGTTTGGAGATAGAAAATAATGAAAACATTCGACACATTTGAACAAGTAGCAGATATGGGTGCATGTGTTAAGCGTCCCATTGTAGTGCATGCTAAAAAGATTGATGAGGAATTTCGAGTCAATACCCTTGAAGGTAATTACAAACAAGGCAAACCTGGGGACTACCTAATGAAGGGTATCGATGGTGAGCTTTATATTTGCGACGGTCCTATTTTTGAGAAATCTTACGATTTTGTATAATGACCAATGTATATCTTATCAAACCCTTGGAAAAGAAAAGCATTGTCTACCACGTAGAAATGTTCCGAGAAAATGCGGATGGTTCTATCAGTTGGTTTAACATAGATGAAACATATCGTTGGGGACAGGGCTTTGTTGAAGGTGACTTAGATTGCAACCTTCCATGGTCGGGTGATCCTGTTGCCTATGCTAGAACTGATTGCGGATGGGGCTGTGAATTTGACGACAGTGTCAGTGTTGAATGGGAATTCAGCGATGACATTAAAGAATTAGAACAACAAGAACTCAAAGAACTATATTACGAAGGTGGTAGTGGTTGGCTCTATGACGGTGAGCATGATTGGCAAGAAGAAGATGCCGCAGTGCATATTATTGCACCATACCAAGTTGACCTGTGTGATGAGCTGACCGGTGAAGTTATTGAAGAGAACGTTAAATTAAAATCAAGGCCTGACCCATCAAAATCTTGGCCATATCCAACTTAAGGATACACAATGTATATTACCAATCGCACAGGCGATATCACTTTGCCATGGGAACCAGGGCTACTGGAATGGTTGCAAGAACAGTATCCGTATTCTAAATACAAAGTTGTCGAAACACTTGCTTTTTAATTTTTCTATCATTATAATACAGTATGGAACAAATTCACTACACAGAAGTTTTTTATAGTTTACAAGGCGAAGGTCGTTGGTCAGGTGTGCCCAGCGTTTTCTTCCGCACGTATGGTTGCAATTTTCGTTGCAAGAAATTCGGGCGTGATCGCAATGAAGAGATCACAGGTCCCAATCCCGAAGTTGCTGTGGTAATCAAGGACATTGATCAATACAAGGCATTCAAAGACTTGCCGTTGATGCGTACAGGTTGCGACAGTTATGCCAGCATCTATCCTGAATTTAAAAAGTTCAGTGAAGTAGGCACAGTGGATGAGATTGTGGACAAAATGCACGGCATGATCCCGGGTAACCAATGGGCATATAACCCCATCAGCGATGATGTGCATTTGGTAATCACAGGTGGAGAACCCTTGCTGGGTTATCAACGACTGTATCCAGAAATGATTGAAAAATGTCGAGCACACGGACTTCGCAATCTCACATTTGAAACCAATGGCACTCAAGAACTGTATCCCAAGGTTCGAGACTACTTGTTCAATGAGTTTACCAAGCATGGCAAAGATTATGATCGACTGACATTTAGTGTGAGTCCCAAACTGCCCGGCTCGGGTGAAAAGTGGGCGGATGCTATCAATCCCAAGATTATTCGTTCATATGAAACAGTGGGCATGACATACTTGAAATTTGTTATTGCCAACAAGGAAGATCTGCGTGATGTGGATCGTGCTGTGGAACAGTATAGAAGCGCAGGATTTACAGGTCCTGTTTATCTCATGCCCGTGGGTGGTGTAGCCGACGTGTACAATCTCAACACACAAGAAGTTGCCAACCTGGCAATGAGTCGTGGTTATCGTTATAGTCCACGCTTGCAAGTTGACCTATGGCGTAATGCCTGGGGCACATGATATGAAGTTCTTGGATAATCTTTTTAAAAAATCTAAAAAGGTCAAAGCACCTGACCCTACGCCGCCTCCGGCGCCCAAGGTCAAAGCACCTGAAAAAACAGCCAAAGAAATAGCAACCGAACGTGATGAGCCTTATGTGGCTATCCTAAGTTTAGATGTGGATCCTGAAAATCTACACCAAGGTGCGTTTGAATTGGATTGGAATGAGAAGTTTGTGGCCAATCTCATTCGCGCAGGCTACATGATGAAACGAGACGATCCTGATTCAGAAATAGTAGATCGGTGGTTCCAGAACGTATGCAGACATGTGGTTATGGAAACATGGGAACAAGAGCAGGCTATGAATCCATCTCGATATACTCGCACCAAAGATCTGGGCAACGGACGAAAAGAAATTTCATGATATTTAATCACATTAAAACTCTCAAGGCCGAGGGTAAAAAAATTGGTATTACATTCAGTCAATTCGATCTGCTTCATGCTGGCCACATAGCCATGTTGGCCGAAGCAAAGAATCATTGCGATTATTTGATTGCAGGATTGCAAACAGATGCCAGCATTGACCGCCCAGACTCAAAAAATCCCCCTGTGCAAAGTATCATCGAGCGTCAGATTCAATTGAGTGCATGTCGTTTTGTAGATGAAATTGTTGTTTATACCACAGAGCAAGACCTAATTGACTTGATTCTTACACTACCAATTGATGTTCGCATACTTGGAGAAGAATATAATGATACCAACTTTACTGGTCGTAGTGAAGGACATGGACGTCAAATTGAACATGTGTTTAACCGTCGAGATCACAGTTTTTCCAGTAGCAGTTTGCGTAAACGTGTGGTGGCTGCCGAAATAGAAAAAGAACTCAAACAAGAATGATCTTGTATGTAAATGGTGATAGCCATGCGGCGGCGGCTGAATCAGTGACTCCGTATGCATGGGCCGAAGATGATGAGTTATACTGGGGACTGGGTCGTAGACCTCATCCAGAAAACGAGCGTGTGAGTTTTGGGTGTGAGCTTGCTAATCATCTAAATGCCATACTAGAATGCGATGCACAAGCAGGTGGCTCCAATGCACGTATTATTCGTACCACCAGACACTGGTTACAAACACAGCCCAATATCAAAGACATTTTTGTAGTGATACAATGGTCAACCTGGGAACGACAAGAATGGTTGCATAACAACACATGGTGGCAAGTAAATGCATCTGGCATTGATCAGGTGCCTGACGATCTGCAACAACGATACAAAGAGTTTGTTGCTGACATAGACTGGGAAACTGCACAACAGCATGCACACACAGATATTTGGGAATTTCACAACGAGTTATTGGATCAGGGTGTTCGGCATGTGATGTTCAATGGTAACAACCATTTTGGTAATATTGCAGATCAAAAGGATTGGGGCACTAGTTATATGCATCCGTACTTGCCCGAAATGACTTATGATTTGGTGCTGAGAAACAACGGATTCAAAACGGTTAATCCAGATAGTTGGCATTTTGGGCCAGATGCCCATTGCTATTGGGCAGAATATGTGTTACAATACATTAAAGATAACCAACTATTGAATACCAATGAAATACCTACTTATTGATACAGCCAACATGTTCTTTCGTGCTCGCCATGTGGCTTTTCGTGCTGGCGACCCTTGGGAGAAAGTAGGCTATGCTCTGCACATTACCTTGAGTGCAATAAACAAAGTTCAGCGACAGTTTTCAGCAGACCATGTGGTATTTGCACTAGAAGGTCGATCATGGCGTAAAGATGTGTACAAGCCCTACAAGGCCAATCGTGCGGCAGCTCGTGCGGCACAAACAGAAAAAGAACAAGAAGAAGATAAACTGTTCTGGGAGACCTATGATGAGTTCACTAAATACCTTGCAGAGAAGACCAATTGTTCTGTAATCAGGCATGAAAGAGCAGAAGCAGATGATGTGATTGCTCGTTGGATTGCATTGCACCCCCAAGACCATCACACCATTGTTAGTTCAGACACAGATTTTGTGCAACTGCTGGCTGACAATGTGGATCAGTACAATGGCATTACAGATGAACTTCATACTCTAAAAGGAATATTTGATGCCAAGGGTAAACATATTATTGATAAAAAAACTAAACAGCCAAAAGTCACGCCGGACCCCCAATGGTTACTGTTTGAAAAGTGCATGCGTGGTGATTCAAGCGACAACGTATTCAGTGCATATCCGGGAGTACGTGAGAAAGGCACAAAGAATAAAGTTGGTCTCCGTGAGGCCTATGCCGACAGGGACCGGCGCGGATACTCATGGAACAACATGATGTTACAACGTTGGACCGACCACAATGGTGACGAGCATCGTGTGTTGGATGACTATGAACGCAATCGTCAGTTAGTTGATCTAACAGCACAGCCCGATGAGATTAAACACCTAGTAGATGGTGCCATCCGCAGTCAGACATCTCACAGAGATATAGGCCAGGTGGGTGCTAAATTTATGAAATTCTGTGGCCGGTACGAACTCAATCGTGCCAGCGAATCTGCTGAACAATACAGCAAATGGTTAAATGAAACTTACAAAGGAGTGTTAGATGATAGTAGCAAAGCCAGTAATCCCTAATCAATATTGGATTCTCAAACAAGACGATCGCAAGGTTGGCAACATTGAAGCAGGTCCAGATGGATTCCAGGTTCGATTAAATGATCGTGTTCAGCAATTTAAAAATCTTCATACAATTGAACAACAGGTCCACATTGATTTTGAACCTGTGGTGACCGCCAGCAAACCCACAGTGGTCAATCAGGTGAATGGTTATCACACAACATCATTTCCTTACAATGCCATATATGATGTCAAGCATCAAGTTCCATTATGGACTAGAGATGATCGATCAAAGTCTTGGTATACAGCGGGTTGGTACAAGATCAAAAAAGGTCGCTCTTGGAGTGTGGTTGAATGTCCCAAACTAATCACACTTGAACGCTATACCTATCAAGGCCCGTATCATTCTCAAGCAGAGGCCTTGACATCATGAGCATACACATTAATAAGTTCATTGATCGTGTGAAAGCCAATGAAAGTCGCGGACAACGTGATCTTATCATGACCATGGCAGAAGCCAAGGACTTGCATTCGGATATTACCAAATTATTGTTGCATATTCAGGCATTGGCCGCACAACAACAGTCTAGCGGTAACAGCCAGCAGGTTTTAGAAGTGGAAGTCAAGGGAGGCACATTCTAAAAACCCCTACATAAAGCATAAATAAATGTAGGAGTTTAATGGAATGTCAAGACCCAAACCAAAAGTGTTAGTTGAGTTAACTAACCGCACAACATACAAGACTGAACAAGTTCTGGCAGCAGAAGGAATTTGGGCTGTGTTCTTTGATGGTGCTCCGATCAATCTCAAAACTGGCAACATGCTCACCCAGTATCCAGGTCCCAAGTACAAAAAAGTTTCTTTTAGCAATGCTGGACATGCCATCAACTTGGCCAAGAAACTGAACACACAATTCAAAACCGACAAGTTCTCAGTAGTTCTTCTCAAATCTGGGGATCAGATATTCCCTGATGTCAAATCGAAAACTTGAAATTGTAACTGGGCTATTGAGTCAGATTCCCGAGCAACATCGAGAAACTGTTGATCAAGCCATGATCTCTTGGTGGGTCAACATTAGAGACACAGGCGGGCTCAGACTCACCTGGCATGGTTACAACTTGTTAAAAAACATTCTTGAAATTGAGTCCTGGTCTGTCACAATTGCCGATGCAAAAAAGACTCTGAACAAACGTGCCATTTTAGATCTAGATCACAAGTTGACCTGGCCCTATTATGTTGACCCAAAAAACAAATGCCTAGTATTTTTTTCCAGTCGTGAAGCCATGATGGCCACATTATACGGTGATATTCAAGCATGGCTTAAAAATCACAGTTAATCAAACACCCGATAATCCCTGATAATATTATCAATAATCCCCGATAATCCCCGATAATCCCCGATAATATTATCAATAATCCCCGATAATCCCCAATAATATTATCGATAATCCAGTTTAATCCAGTGTGTATTCCAGCATGTTGTTTTTATGCAACATGGATTTTGGTTGACCAGAAATGTCCAATTTGCTATAATACACTATGAACTTAAAAAAGCAAACACGCAAAAAACGCACCGATCGTACTCACATCATTTATATGATTGAGTCCGGCGCAGACTTCTACATTGGTGTCACTGCCAAGACCATGGGCACTGTTAAGAAAAGTGTGTTGGTTCGTTGCAACAAGCATGTCTATCGTATGCGTTCAGAAGACAAGTCATGGATGCTGTACGAGACCATGCGTGAACGTGGTACTGACTCGTTCACTGTTCGTGTGATGGCTGTGGTGCGTGGCAAAACAGAAGCTCACACGTTTGAACGTGATTTGATCCGTTCCATGAAGCCCAACCTTAATACTGACATGCGTGGTGTTGTTTAATTACAACACTGCGTTTTGGTTGACCAAAAATTACCGATTTGCTATAATACTTGTATAGTAATTAAAAAGGAGCTCAGAAATGTCTTATGTAATCGTTGCTAAAGGTACAGGCCTTATTGTTACAGACGGTCCCAACCAGACCCGTGCATACAAAACTTTTGGTGCCGCCAAGGCCACCCGCACTAGACTCTGCCGCAAAGCAGGTTGGAACGAAAGCCAACTCAACATCGTTGCTCGTGCTACCTACACTGCACCCAAAATCACAGTTAAGAATTTGATGACTGGAAAGTCTGTGGAAATTGATGCTGACACACCTTGGGCTTGCCGAGTTGACAGCGAAGCATTTTGGTCTAATTGACACAAATTGATTTTGGTAGTATAATACATGTATTGTAATTGATAAAGAGGACTTGCAAATGACTACAGAATTTAAAAGTTGGGAAGAGTTAACTCAGTTGGAACAAGCCCAGGCTACCTTTTGGGACATGTACAAGGACGCTTACGGTTTCCGTCCCCGTGGTATCGATACCTCTACCTGGACTCTTGAGCAGTTTGATGCAGAGTTTGAAGGACTCGGCGTAGCGATTGATGCGGCAGAACAAGAACGCAAAACAGCCGAAGCCAAGGCCACCGACGCATTTGAACGCCGTGTTGCTGAGTTGATCTCCATTGGTGCCAAGAATTACGAAATGGCTCTGCGCTGGATTCATGAAGCCGAAGAGACTAACGGTGACGATGATTACCTGGCTTGGACTCTGGGCTTGCCCTATCAATACTTCCGCAAAGCGGCTTAAGGAAATAACAATGGCTAAAGAAATCAAAATTAAAGTATTCGGTGACTCAGGTCATGCTTGGGCTCGCTTTCCTAAAGCTCGCCTGGTTAAACTTGGCATTGCTGACAAGATCACTCCTTACAGTTACCAAAATGGTGTGAATGCCTTTTTGGAAGAAGACTGCGATTTGTCAACGTTGATGACAGCATTGAAGGCTCAGGGCTATACTGTAAAGTTTGATGAAAGTTTTACCAACAAGTCCAGCAAGATTCGCGGCTATTGCAGTTACCAGGCCTGATTGACCAAAATTGGGTTTGTTAGTATAATATATACATGGTAAAACAAAACAGGAGTTAAAGATGATTGCAGAACTAAATCGTTTACAGGCATTAAAAGAGAGCCCTAGCCGTGGTGTTAGAGACGAGATTGAAATTTCCAGATTGGAAACCGCACTTAACAGCAGTGCCTACTACGATGAACGTCACGGCGGCCCCTACGATCGCGGCACAGCAGACTCATACTACGGTCGTGACTATATGCCTCACTACTTTGTGAGAGATACTCACCGTAGTCCTAGAATTGATATGGCGCAGATGACTGCCCAAGAGATCGTGGCCTACACCGCAGGCTACACCAACAACGAAGCCAATGGCGACAAGAAAGAATGGTAAGATGAATATTTTTAAACCCCACCCCAACGTACACATTCGTACCACTGTGAATCTAAACTTGAGTGCCGACCAATGGAATCTTCGGACTGACAAGTTTCCACGTGTGATCATTGAAAAAGTGGCAGACTATCTCAACAAACGAGTCACCATGGAATACAACAGAGGTGAGCCCTTGGAAGGTGTACAGGTTGGCTACAATTCCCTGCGAGATAGATTTGAAATCTATGTTACCCCAGATACCGACTTGGTTTTTAAATCAGTAACTGACACATTGTACACACACAATGACAAAACCCATTAAAAAATTAATTGACAACGGCAAGGTGGCAGTGCTATACTCGCCTGGGTTTGGTGCTGGTTGGTCAACTTGGAACCAGGAAGTGCCAGAAATCTTGTTTGATCCTGTGATTGTTGACTTTGTAGAAAAGGATCAATGGGATGAATTGGCAACTTATGTCACCCTCAAGTATCCTGGCATCTATGACAGCGGTATGCGGGATCTGGCTGTTGCCTGGATAGATGTGGGTGCAGAATTTAGAATTCATGAATACGACGGTAGCGAAAACATTGAGATCAAGGAAGAACTTGCGTGGATCACGGCATGACTGATGACCAAGAACTAATGTGGGACTTGTTGAGTGCCCGATATGCCCGCATCAGTCATGCATGGGGACAAG